TCGCCGCCTCGGCAGTCGCCAGCATCGAGGTCACAATCACACCCGGCTGAATAGTAACACCTACAAAACCATCGGCCGTTACTTTCGCGTTATCCGACCAATACGCAATCGCCGTCCTGTCTTCGGCCAAACAAAACGCGGCCATACCCGCAATCAGAAGGAACACAAGCGCCTTCTTGAACGGGCCACCGCCAATGCGCCCGTCGCCGTCAATGTCTGCACCCAATTTTTCCTCCATATAGTTTTTCATTTTCCGCACCGTGAAAGCAAGATTGGCAACTTGTTTTTCAAGTTTGCCATTACTCTTGACTTCCTTTATTTCCTGCACTTTTTCATCGCTCATCTTCGGTCTCCCGTTGTTGGGGTAGGCTGGCAGGGATTGCCTGCCAGCCCTCGCCTTTGGTTGTTGTGCTGTCAGTTACGGTTAGGGCGCGCCATCGGTGCCGTAGATTTGATACCAGTCATACGGGGCATGGCTGCACCGCATTGTAATCGTCCACGACCGCGAATCACTGCGGATGATGTCTTCCGGTTTCACCGTGGGGCTACGCCGCATATAGAACCGGATCGGCTTCTGATCCGTAACCAAGAACCATGCCAGCGGGTCGGACAGGTAATGACCGACTTCGTAGGTCAACCCCTTAGACCTGATAGCGTTGGTCTCGTTCGTGCTCTTGTAGGGCGTTTCGGTGGACTTCAATATTTCGATGGCTACACGCTCGTTAGCCGCCGCAATAATGAGCCGTCTTGGGATCGCCATAACCGGGTTGCCTTCACGGTCTTTAAGACCGGCGAAGTTATTCACGCCCGCCCACAGCGAATCCGCGCCAAGCGTCACATCCGTTGCCGGACGGTTCGCCTGCGCCGCACCACCGGCCCCCGTGAAGGTCGCATGAGAAGTGGCACACAGCGTTTCGTCGGCTGTATCTGACGCACCAACCGTGCTGACCGTGAACGCGCTGTTTAGGTCATACGCGCCCTGCGTCTCGATACGGTGTTTCATCGCCGTGCCCATCTTGCCCGCAGAACTTTCCACAACCGGAAACAGTTCGTCTTCCAGGCATTCTTGCGAGGCAATCAGCGTGAATCCATACTTGACGTGCGTCCAAGTCCGAACCGGGCCGGGCTTGAAGCTGGTTTCCGGCGAGGTCTCGTATTCGCCCAACACCGCAGGCATGGGAAGTTCACCAAAGAGCGTGACCTTCTCATACTGCTTCGTGGAACTCTTCTTGTCACACCACTTGGTGTATTCCTCCGGGTAGAGACCCAGATAATCGTAGAACGCTTTACTGATGCGAGCATCAAAAAGGTTCGCCATATTTGCGCTTAAAATAGCCATACCTTATTTCCTTCTTTTTGTTTGTTCAATACCGCCGTTAGGCCTGCAATACATTTGCCTGCATACCGCCGATGAACCGGAAAATAACACGCGGGTTCGTATCACCAACCGGATCAATCAGGCCCACGACTTCGACCTTCTTGGTCGTCACGTCGGCCACATCAATATACCAGTTGCTTCCCGATGCAATCAGCGAATACGCCGTGCCGATTTCCGTTCCCAATAGAACGTAGTCAGTCGTGTTGTTAATCAATGATCCCTCAAACAGGGTATAGTCATTGGCCTCATAATACGGAACAGCCGCGCCAGTCGTGCCGGTTGCGTCTTTTACCGCGATACCAATAATCTTGGTAGCATCGGTTGTCCCCGCCCAAACTTCGATCTCTTTGGACGTAGCATCACGCACCAGCGGAGCACCAGCCTTATAGGTCTGACCGGCTTCCTCGCCCGGCGAGCGTTCCGTGATCATGCCCTCTTTGCCATCATGTTTGTAGATGGAAAGAGTTCTCATCACTCTTGTAGTAGCCATATTTATTTCTCCGTTTTTCTTGTTTCAAACACACGTCGTTCTTTTGCGGGCATCAAATAGAACGCATCAACAGGGCAATAATCACGCATCGGGCAATGCGTTTCAAATCATATTAGGACTGCAAGACGCGGGCTTGCATCGAGCCAATAAATCGGACGATAACACGGGCGTTCGTATCGCCAATCGGATCAATGCAGCCAACCACAACGACCTTTTTCTGGGTGGTATTAGATATATCAACATACCAATCATTGCCGGAATCAATCAGCCCATAGGCTGTGCCGATATTGCCTGCCGCCAAAACATGCGGCACGACACCGTTAATCAGCGAGGCTGCAAAAAGATTAGAGTCGCTTGCCTCATAATACGGAACGGCCGCGCCAGTTGTGCCCGTTGCGTCTTTGGCGGCAATGCCGATAACCAAACCAGTATCAGCGCCGCCGGTAGCCAAAGCCTCGATTGTTCCGCTGGTATATTCCAGCGGAGCACCAGCCTTATAGTCTTGACTTGCGGCCTCGCCGACCTTGCCAGTCTGATCTACCGTCACGCCTTCTTTACCTTCCTGGCGATAGATTTCCAGCGTCTTCATAACTCTTGTCGTAGCCATATTTATTCCTCCAAACTTTCGCGTCTTGTCGTTTCGTCACCTTCCGGTTTCACCAACACGCCTTGTCCGCTCATCTTGCGGGCATCACTTTGAGCGGCTTGTGTGGCACTTACATGACGGTGTTGATCTTTTTCGCGGGCCTCATACATTTCTTTTGGGCAACACATAAGAATGCGATTCCCGCGCACTTTGGTTTGACCGGTAGTATCCTGCACCGCCGCAAATGGATCGCCCATTATGCGCTCGTTACCGGTTGCGGGCACATACCCCTTTTGCGCGAAATCGTTCATTTCAATGTCATCATCCTTGCGCCCCCAATGATAATGGAGCGCAGGGTCTTTATTACCAACATGCCAAATATCGTTTGCCGATTTATATTCGCCGGTCACAGCCGCTTTTACTACATCGCTTTTTTTGACCCAGTTTGGGTTGCCGCGTTTCTTCGGGGCTTCCATAGTTTCAGTCGAGTTTGATGTGGTTTCGTTCATGGGTATATCTCCTTTGGTTTACTGTTGCTGGGCGAGTCTGCGTTCATACATTTCCCTGGCCTTATCGGAATCGGCCCAATTCAATAGTTCTTGTTTTGTCGCAAACTTGCCACTCGCGTTCTTTACCACTTCTGGATCATTCACCCATGACGGTATCCGTTCTTTGCCTCCTCGTAAATCACTGCCGCCAACGCTGCCGGCCAACGCTGCCTCTCGGCCAACCTTGCCACGCGCATCGGCTTCTTGTTTGGCAATCCCCGTGCGCCGTAAATTGATAAACTCGACTTTGCGCTCATACGACAACCCCTGAAGGTCTGGACATTCGGCATCCAGCTTTTCAATTTCCTTTAGCGTCTTGCTCGATTCAGGATTTAGCGCGAGCATCTTCTTAAACGCACGATCCTCTGCTTCGGCAACCTGTTTGGCGTATGTTTCGCGCTCCAAGTCGCGGTCATAGGCAATATCGCGTATGACCTTTTTCAAACCTTCTTTGGGATCGTCCTCAAACTTCTTGCTTACTTCCTCCAGGTAATCGTCCAATGTCCTTTGCGGTTTGGCGGGTTCGGTCGCCTTTTCCACATTGCGTGTTCGACTGATATACTCCTGATTGTCTTTCAGCCGTTTTTCGAGTTGCTCTTTTTCCGCTTTCAGGGCTTCGGCCTGTTTCAGCGTTTCCGCATGTTCGGCCTTAATTCGTTCGACTTCCGTTACCGGATCGTCAGGCAATGTCGGCTGTTCTTTTTCGGGCGTTTGGGCATCGACGACGGGCAAGCCGTCTTTTTCTTCTACGGTCATTGCGTTCTCCTTTAGCCTGCGGGCACAGGCGGCTCTGCTGACACGGGCAAGCCAGCGTTTTGTGACCCCATTTCTCCTGCTATCATTTCTCCTTGCATATCACCGGGTAAAGGCGCGGAGGCCATCGGTGCCGCCGATTGCCCGTTCGGGAATGGCCCCGACGAACCTCCCGCCTGCGATTGCTCCATGCGCAACAATTGCTGCGTTCTGGATATATGTTGAACCATCAAATTGGCGTTTTCGTTTTTCTCGCGTTGTGCCTGCCATAACGCTTGCGAGTGAATTGGCAAATGGACATCGTGCATCTCACCGGTTTCCGGTTCATCCCATTGCCCGTATTGGAGCATCTCGTTGTTTTCCCATAACGCGGCCTTTACTGCCTGGTCTTTCGCGGGAACCGGGACAAACTCTGCCGGATTTTCCACGCCCATTGCTTGCGCAAGCCGCATCATCAGTTTTGCGCGAGCGCCGACATCCTGCGTCAATCCAAGCAACTGCAACAGGTTTTGTATGTTTGTGGCCTTATCCATAGCCTCTGATACGCCCTTGAGTTCCACGGTATAAATATCGGCAAGGTCGAATTGAAACTCTGCACCGACAAGCCCCACCTGATCAACAATGTCATCGAGTGTCATAAATGTGTGGACATATTGCGCAAACCGGCGCATATACTCGCCAACCAGCGCGTCTTCGATGCTTGCCATGTCGCTATATATCGGCGTTGTCGCCGATGCTTTGGCAGACATAAACTCACTCGCGCTTGTGCGCCCACCCATCGCCACGCCCATGACGGCATCGGTGGTATTCATTATCTCGCGTATCTTCTGCTCAAAATACTGGATACTCGCCATGATCGTTCCGGTCATATCCGCAATCTGAAGCTCCATCAAGGCCGAACGAACATCGCCCTCGCAATCAATCACGTTTGAATGGCCGAAATCATACTTGGCCGTATCCACGCGCAATGGGTCGCGCACGATTGGACGCCGCAGATTCTTGGAACGATTATCAATCAACTGGTTAATTGACACGCATATCTGGTCGTAATATGTCTCTATTTTTTCGCCCAAACTGATATGATACATTCCGACATCATCTTCGTTTTGGTGGGCGACGAGGATGGGGATGCCTAAAGGGAACACGTTCTCGCGGATTTCAATGATCTCGCAGTTGTCAGGACTACCCAATATACGAACCCTGCACCGCATCTCCGGACCATCCTCGTCCCACGCCTGGTTATCCTTGTTAATTGGCAAATTGACCCACACATAGAAATGCTTGTATCTTTCGCCAGCCCTGTCTTGATAATCCTTGCTCGCATTACTATAACGGTCTTGTGCAGGCGTATTCAGATCGGAAGACGCCGCTCGCTCAATATATGCCGCAAACTTATTTTTCAGACCTTCTTGGCCTGGATCGTCTTCAAATAACTTGACATTCTTGCGCTCGCTGTCGCGCAACAGCGTGTCCCATGTAATCGGGCTGTCAATAAACACGCCGGGCTGCAAGTCCATATCTTCTATGTTTTCGTCGAGCCATACCTTGTCAATCGGAATAAACTCGAACCCCGGCAAATAGTCCTTGACAAACTGCTTGGTTTTCCTGTCGCCGCTGGCCTTGTCACGATAAACGAGGTCAACAACTTTCTTTTCCCATGGGATACCAACGAAACATGTTCCGTTCTTGTAGCACTCATGCAGCGCCTTCTTGAGATTGCGCTTGAAGCGGGTATTGGCCTGCGCCTTGCGGAACAGAAGCGTCATTATCTCGGCGTTCTTTGCGCGGATAGTGTTGGAAACTTCATCGTCAATCGCGCCGCGAAACCCATAGGTATAGTTTTCCGCATTATCGGTAAAGGTTTTGAAGGCCATGCTTTGAAGCTGGTTGACGCTGATATGAAATACACCAGTGGCTTCATTAGCGCGGTGCTTTGAATCCAAACTGGAATCCGGCTTGTTGCGCCACATCTGGTCGTTTTTATTCCAAATGGTTTCCAATGCGCTGCGGTCGCGGATGTTGGCAAATATCACTTGCAACCGCTTCTTGGTAGCTTCCGCAATTTCCTGTTCTTCGGCGTAATTCGGAAATAAATCCAAAACGGTCACATCGGATTCCGGTGGCGGAGCATCTACCTCGATAAAAGCACCGCTCGGATCGTCGTTGACAGGCGCGGGAGATTGCTCGGAATCAAGCTGGTCCTCGTAAGACCGACGCCGTAAAGAAGCTGAACGTGGTGTTTCAGGCATAACAACCCCTAAAGTATGAGGGGGCTGCCCGGTTGTATAAATTACAAGCCGTAGTGGTTTTTGGGCATTAGACCCCCTACTAATAGGGGGGGCTTGCTAACTTTGGCGGGAACAAATAGGCGGGAATAGCCGAATACTATTGACCATTTACATGTTTTGGAGTGCTAATATGGTTCTCCGCGCCTTGCAAATACGATTGTGAACGGCCACATGCGAAACATGAATCTTTTTTGCAATATCCCTTTCCGATCTTCCGGCGACATGGTAAATCATCAAAAGCGCCAATGACGGGCATTTTTCCGCAACAAAGGCAAGACGGCGTATGACCTCAAGACTGGCATGGTTTGTGTGTTGGTCAATCCCTTCTTCGGTTATCAGGGCGCCGCACATCTCGCAGTGTTTCTTGTCGGCATAGGATTCTATTGGCTTGCTCATTGCGCACCTCCATCCCGCATGGCAAGTATATCTGCTTCGTCAATCAGTTTGTAATCGAAGCCATCCTCCACACAGTTGACACCCCTTTCGGACTCAAACCAAACATCATAGGACGGCTTGACTTCGCGGCAATCCGAGCCAACACGCATGACCTGGCCGGTTCGTTGCCGACGCCCATGCTTCTGCGGAATATATACGCCCTCGATTTCTGCCGGCAAATCATACGGCTCTATAAGAACAAACCTGTTTTGCGGGATGATAAGTTCCGCCCGTCTTTTAACTTGTAGTTTAGCAAGAATATGTTTGGCGTCCGTAAGCGCAAGACCCCTGTCCTTGAACGGCAAAACAGTGTATTCCTTCAAAAACAGGATTGCATCGCCTTCGGCGTAACTTGCGGCGTCAGGCCCGGAACGCACCACGGTCGCCCGCCAGCCATAGGTCTTGACATTATCCGGTATAATAATCCCGTCGGCATCGGATTCCGGCTCGTCGCGCCGGACGAGGACGAGGGCGCGGAGCGGCTTAAAATTACTTTCGCTTGCGATCATTTGTCCTCCTTGCTCATTTCTTTTATCTCCTGGCGGATGTCATCAATCATATTCAAATATATTTTCATTCCAGTAACAACGCCCTTGAGCACCCCGTCCTCGAACGTACCGCCAGAACCACGGCTCAAATTATCGCTGTCGTATAACTTTTGACGCAAAATACCCTCCAGCACGTTAAACCCTTTTTCGTCAATCACAAGACCAACAAGTTTGAGATCGGCAATGTCGTGTTTCATTTAATAGCCCCCATGCTTTGTTAGTGTTGGAATTTCCACCCGCTTATCTTGGGAGTAATTTCCCATATATCGAGGAGACTCGCTCGCAATGTATTCTGCCGCGTCAATGAGATGATCGTCTTTATTGCGTTTCGTTTCCTTAATGTTATGGCTTTCATTACCAAACGCCCGTGTATCCACAACGCACCGTTCAAACTCCCAAATCATGTTTACGCACTTCGTTGAAAAATACATTCTTGGTGCGCCGGGCTTGCCCGTAACCATGTGTTTCCGCCTTGGGTCTATCTTGAGCATGGCCCGCATGTTTTGCGCCCTTGCTTCCTGGCCGAGCTTGGAGCTTTCGCACACCTTCAAGCCGCCGATCTGGAAAAAGAAACTTACTGGTCTGCCAATGCCACCCGCCGTTTGAAACGAGTGCCAGTCAAGCCACGTTCTAATATATCTTTGGCGCACCGGCACTTCTTCGTAAACATCCCAATAGTTTCCGGTATCCTTGTCAAACATTTTTTTGACGAGATTGCGCTTATTGCCGCAACGCTCGATAATCGCCGGCGCATGGCCTATGGCATCAATACCAGACTTGTAATACTCGTCGAACATGAATATATCGCCGGACGGACTAACCGCCCACATGCCGACCGCCGTTGGGTTTTGATAGCCATAATCCATACTGCGATAACACGTCCACCCCTTGCCTTTGATGTCGTCCCATGTCCAGTCAACGTAATGGATATTTTTGTCTATTTCGGGGTAGAACAAGCCGCTCACACTTTGAAACAATCCATAATATCTGGCCTGCCCTTCGCGCATCGCCGCCTGATCGCCAGACTTTTGCGGATTCAACACGTGCTGGATATACGCCCGTTTCTTTTGCTCTTTGGAAAACAAGTGATCAGGCACGTCATCCACTGATATTCGTGTGCGAAGAACATTATGGCCGCGTGTGTTGTGACCGGTCCACAGGTCATGGAGCCAACCGCTCATGCCGGTGTCCGGCCTGCCGTCAACCTTGTGCGGCGTGAAACAGAAGTCCCACCATACACCACCACGGGTGCGCCCGCGTTGGTCAAGCTCGTTAAAAAATACCAGCGGCATCTGTTCGTCCGGCAACACCTCCTCGCACTTCACACCAGCGGCCACAGAAGCCTTCTGGTCATAAGTTAAAAAAATTATCCGGCTACCACATTGAAGCGTAATGCGGGCGTTTCGATCCCAAGCCGGTTCGCGGTCTCCACCAAGAAACGTGGGGCGATACGCACCAAGTTCTTTCGCTGGAAACCACTTCTGAATCTCCGGCCACAGCACATCGCGTAATTGACCTTTATCATACCCCAAAACGACAAGAGTTTTTGCGCCAGCCCATTCATAAAACTTAACACCGTTCTTGAATATCTGCCATTTAGGATCGCACGGAACAACCTTCATTACTTTTTTAACAACAGCGAGACATGTTTTCCCAACTTGATTCGGCGAAGCATTTATTGAAATCGTGTGTTTGCGGTCGTTGAGATAATCCACTGCGGACACCAACTGGAATCCACAATCGTAGCCCATCCGCGCCGCGCCGTGCGGATGGAAAAACTGCACCTCGCATTCCGCCTTCTTGCGCTCCAGCAGCTTAAGATCGCGCTCCAGTTGCGGATTAGCCTTTATGACGCTATACGGATACGATATTTTTTCATGGCCGAGCCATATCTCATACACTTTCTCCGTGGCATCGTCTGTCATGGCGTTTTTTCCTGTATCTGCGGCTGCTCCACAACTTCACCTTCTATGATATCGCCATCGTCGTCGCCATTATCATCATCGGCTTGCTTCGGCTTCGGCGCGAACTGCTTGGCATGTTGCTTGACGCGGAATATCAGCTCCATAACATTCTCGTCTTTTTCCTTTTCGGGTGGATTGACGCTTTCGTGCGCTATTGACGCCGAGTCCACAAGGTCTTTAACCAGCCGGCCCTTCCGTTCATCTGGCACATTGTCCACATTCAACTTGCGCAGGGTTTCAATAGCCTTGTCTTCGGCCAGCCCCGCTATCGCCGCATTCCGCGCCATCTTCGCGTTATCCATAATCCCGCGATTATGATTTACGGCGCGTTCCACCTGCCGCCTGCATATTCCAAACATTTGGGAAACCACGGCTTCGGAGTTGAATGTCCTCAAAAACGTGATTATCCGTTCCTTCTCGGATTGAGTGGCGTCCTTGTAGTATTCCTGCAAGTCGGGTATCTTGGCGAGTTCGTGGATGGCATCGAGAGGCAGCGAGGTCGCGTCGTGGCGTTTTTTCTTGCACAACGCATCTTTCCGTATGAGTGATTTTGGGCGGCCCATCTGCGCGAGTGCTTTTGTAGGCATGATGATTTCCTTTGCGCTGCCTTATATCATTTTAGTTGTCGGTAGTCAATAAAAAAAAATACTCCTTGACATGTTTTTGCTGATCTGGTATAAGCGTCCCATCAAAGGCGGGGTGTGGCTATCCCGAACAGAGCGGAGAATTAAAATGTTAAACACGCCGGCATCAAGACCCCTGATAGTGAACCGACTGCCTGAACAAGGCTATCCGCTCGCGCTGGCAGGGAGCCACCTTGGTGCCGGCGTTTGCTTTTTTCGCGGAGGCCAAATCTT